AGGGCAACAAAGCTATTCTTGAGTTCTATTTGAAAAACGCTCAGCGAGCCAAAAGAATCTCTAAAGAAATTGTCAAAATGATGGACAGCGACGAAAGTCCATTTGAGATAAGGAAAAAAATCATCGAGATGCAGAATCAGGACTCACTGATTGGCAGCGCCCCTACACAGGGAGCTGGCCAACCTGCAATTGACGGAAAACTTCAGCGAGTCGAAGACATCAGAGCAAGACGCAATCTTCAACAAAATGGCCAAAGATAAAAAAAGCGTCGAGCAAGAGCTTGATCAGGTAAGGTCTGACATCATCGCCATTGATTCTCAAATCGCCAGCGCGGAGGAAGCTGGTGACGAAAAATCAAAGGCGTCGTTGATGGAAGATCTGATGATTCTTGATGATTACGCGAAAGACCTTGAGTTCTCCTACTCGTTCATGCTGAGTGAGGAGCAAGCTGCCGCGATGCAGAATCGAACGGCACTTGAGAAGGAGTTGGCAGCTCCAACTGAATCTGCCCTGAAGCAAGAGCAGGTCTTCCAAAGCTTCACGCCGGTTGGTCCGATGGGTGGGATGTTGAGCACGGGATCATTGGTTCCGCCACCACCCACTGAGGCGCAAAAAGAAAGGCGGCGAGAAGTCGCTGGTCAGCTCACCGGTGCGCCAGTTGGCGAAGGTGGGCTTGAAGCGGAAATCTTGCCTGCTGGTCTCCGCGCTCAAATTGGATCGCTTCCGAATCCCGAAACAAAGGCGCAGCTCCTTAAGAAGAACTTCCCGGATGCGAATATCACCCCGCTAAATGTCGGCGGGGATACCGAGTTCTTGCTTAAGATGCCGGATGGTACGGTCAAAACCACTTTCGAATCCGGCCTCGCAGGATTCGCGGGTGCTGCTGGGGTTGAGATTCCGCTTAATGTGGCGCAGATCGCTGCGGGACTAGGAACTACCGCACTCACAAAGAGCCCCGCACTTGGTCTCGGTGCAAGTTCAGCAACCCGGCTTATCGCCGGAACAGCTATTGATGAAGCCCTTCGCCTTGGATACGGGATTGACCCGAATGTTGGCGAGTCTCTTGGACGACGTGGAACGGAAGCAGCCATGGAGCTCGCTCTTGGTGGTGTTTCTGATGTCGCCATCCCGGCTTTCCGTGCCGCTAGAGTTCCATCGCCATTCACAAACGAATTTGCTCGCAACCTAGAGCAGTCGGCGACTCGTCTTTCCGCCCGCGAGACTCGACTTGCGGCTGCGCAGGGGAGAGTGCCAGGTGCTATTCAGGTTCCGGCTGCGGCGAGGATTGCCGGACCTGAGGGCTTGCTGGCTCAGCAGGAACTTGCGGGCGAGTTCCCGCGTTCTGGCATCGCTGCATCCGCCCGAGAAACGCAGGAGACGCTTACCCGCCTGTTCAATGACTTCAAGTCGAACGTCCCAGCAACTCCGAACGACTTCTCTGCCATTGCCGTAAATCGCGAAGGCAAAATCAAGTCGCTGGTGAACAGTATCGCGGTAGCCACTAGGGGCAACGAGCGGGTTATTCGGGATGCTCTTGAGCGGCAATTCACCTCCGGTAAGGCTTCCAATATTGACGAGCTTGGCAATGCGCTTCGGACATCTATTTCCGCAGCGGAGGAGCAAGCCAAGCGTGATGTGGACGAAGCATACCGCCCCATTTTTGACCTAGCTGACCAAGGGGGATTCCGCACAACCCCGGATGAAATGCTGGACATGATCTCGTCGTTCAAGCGCGAGATCAATAGGTCTGGAGCAACCGACGAGTCCGCCGTTAAAGGTGTTGAAGCAAGGCTCAGGAAAAGGCGTGATGCCCCCAAGCGACTTGATGAGGCGCTGGCTAAATATGACGAGAATCCAACTCGGGATCTCGCTCGCGAAATCCAAGAGCTTCGCGACCTGAGTAGGCCAATGGGCTCCCAGGACTTTGACGAATACATTAGGGCATTCAGGGACGCTCGACCTGAAAATGCCGTTGGCGGGACAACCAAAGACGCGTTTGGCGCAGGCATCGCTTCTAGGCTTTCTGATTACAGAAGGAATCGCTACAGCGAAATCAACGCAGAGCTTCCAGATGGGAACAGCGTCAATATTGGCGACTTGTTCGAGCAGGCAACCAGCAAGGTTCAGGAGCGAGTTGCTTTTGAAAAGAACCTTCTTGGCAACATCCTGCGAGAAGCCGGTGGAGAGCAAGCGTCAACTCCTCGAAACATCGTGTCAGCCGTGATGAAGGAGCCTGCAACCGTTGACCGCGTTGCAGTAGCTCTTCGCCAGCTTGGCCAATCAGACCCAGCGATGGCTGATGAAGCTGATCGGATTCTTGGCTTGATGCAAACCCAATATCTTAACGACATCGGGATTGGCGGGGTAAACGCCAAGCCTGTCAGGCAGGTCAAGATTTACCCCGGAATGCTCAAGTCTCTCTATGGTCCCAATGCGGGAAACATGCAGCGCAGCCTTGAGTCACTGAACAAGAACGTGCGACTTCTGAAGGGGAAGAAGGTTGCCGACCTGACCCCTCTTGATGTGCAGCGAATGGGCCAAGCCCTAACGGAATCTGAAAGAGATCAGGTCACGAAAACAATCGCTAAGCGGATGACTCTTGAGAAAGAGCAGCGCGAGGTGATCAACTCACAGATCTTCAAGCTGGCAAAATCGGGGAACTTCAAAAGCGTTGACCCGGATGTTTTATCGAAGGCGATTCTCTCTGACAACTCAACGGTCGGTCAGGTTAGGTCTGCCATGGCTGACCTGAGTAAGCTGTCGCCTGAGTCGAGGAATCTCTACAAGGGCGATTTCGTCAGAGAGCTTTTGGATCAGTTCCCTGGTGGGACTCCAACTGCAAACGCCCCATTCACCCCGCTGTTTGACGCGAAGAAGTTCATCTCTGCTTACGAGTCGCCCGGCAAGACCGGCAGGAGCCAATTCGCCACAAAGCTGGAAACCGTGCTTGGCAAAGAGGACGCAAGCTTCCTGTATGACTTGGCAAAAACCTACGACGCCAACACTATTGTCGATCTCTCCAAGTCGGCTGACGCGAGGCTCATTGCTGGCCGCGAAGGCGTTTCGGTTTACTTGACCGCGGGTCTTGCGTCGAAGGGCCGAAATCGACTTCTTGCCGCAATGCTTTCCTCCGGGTCTAAACGTCATGGTTTGAAGACCGCTTTGGCTCGCAATGCTTTGCCGGGAGGCGTGAACAAGGCCTACAACGACATGTTCCGCGAGGCATTCTTGACCAGACAGGGGATCACTGCGCTTGGCTACCAAGCAGCTCAAGATCCCGAGTTCTCCGCCGAACTGACCAACATGGCTAGAGAGTTCCGTCAGAAGGAGGGTATTGACACCCCCGAAATTATCGCAAAATAGTCCGATATGGATGACACACAGCTCCAACAGCTCAAAGAGAACTACCACGACGAACGCGAGGACAAATCGGCGTGGTTCCTTGAGGTAAAGGAGCGTGCCAAGGACGTCTCCCGGAACAGCGTGGAGCACTACGCCCCGAACAAGGCGGCCATGGCTTTGTATTTGTTGTCACAGGGGGCTCGAATCAAGACCATCGCGGAGAAGACTGGACTCAGCCGGGCTGCAATTCGCGGACTGGAATGGCGACACAACGACACACTGGAAACCAAGCGCAAAGAGTTCTCGATGCGCTATGCTATCGCCGCGCAGGAGTTCACTGACCTGCTTCTTGATCGGGCAACCCAGCTATTCGATGACCCGGATGCGCTCTCGAAGATCTCCCCGGACAAGCTAGCGATTACCGTTGGCATCCTCACCGACAAGGCCGCGCAGCTCACTGGCATGGCGACTACGGTGGTCGAGCACCGCAAGGGTGCTAGTCTAGAGGATGCTGCCAAGATGATCAGTGAGGCTAGACAGCGGGTGCAGGGTAAGGTAATCGACGCGGAAGTCGTATGATTTGGCGAAAGCATCAGATTCTGACTCCCCCCTCCGACGAGGAGCTGGCGGTGATGACTCCAGAGGACGTTCTGGAGATACACCGGATTTACCACGAAGCCATCGAGAACGCGGAGAAAGATCCATACCAGTATGGGTTCCAGCTCCCCCACTGGAAAAAGGCGGAAGAGCAGCTTGGAGAGGTTAACGAGATCCTTGCCCTGGGAGGTAATCGGTGCCTTGCGCCTGACCAACTGATCTACGACCCGGTGGCCGACAAGGAGACGCCGGTGAGTGAGATTGACGGTCCCTTCCACGTGTGGGCATGGGATGGGGAAAAGAAGGCGGTGGCTCTCGCCGAGCGACCATTCCTAAAGCCTCAGGCGGAGATCTTTCGCGTCTCACTCAACAATGGCCAGTTCATCGATTGCTCTGGTGCCCACCTCCTGCTGACGCCCTTCGGTTGGAAGCAGGTTGACGACCTCGCCATTGAGGCTGAGCTTGTCGGAGAAGACGGCGGCGTGGTGGCGATCAAGGATGTCAGCTTGCTTCGCACGGATTGGGTTTGGGACTTCACTGTTCCGACTTATCATAACTATGTTTGTAGTGGTATCATAAGTCACAACTCAGGCAAAACACAATTTGGTGCGTTCTCCGTAGTCCGTGCTGCGGTAGAAAATCCAAACTCTGAGATCTTCTGTTTCGCCCAGACATCTGAAGTTTCCATCCGTCAGCAGCAAAGCGCGGTGTGGGCGTGGCTGCCTGAATACCTAAAGACCAAGTTCACCAGCGCGAACGCTTACATCTCATACAAGAAGAAGACCGGATTCACCGACTCCTCTCTGATTCTGCCGAATGGTTCGCAGATCATTTTCAAGACCTACTCCCAGTACCAGAACAACCCGACGATTCTGGAAGGCGCCGAGCTTGGATCTCGAAACCCGGTGTGGCACAATGTCGGCGTCTGGCTTGACGAATACCTTCTTGGCCCCGAGCTGATCAAT